TCACCGCCGCATCCGCAGGTGTGCCGCCATAGATCGACCGGCCCTCCCGCTTCGGCACCTCCGCCGCCTGTGCCCGCCCGATGCCCCCCGCACGCCACGGCATCCCGATGCCATCCAGCACTGTCTGCTCCACCTTCGGGCGAATGGCGCACGCCCCGCAACGCAGATCATCCCCGAACCACGACACCACCAGCGACACCGCCCCCGCGGGGACACGGCCAGATCGCTCTCGCCCGCCGCGCTGTGCTGATTGGCCACCGTCCCGCCGCCAATACCACCGGGCAGCACCACCTTCTGCATCGCCAGACTGTATTCCCCCGTCCCGGGGATCAGCGCCACCGCCTTGATCGCAGGCGCAAAGGGAACCACCTGATCGGCCAACGCCCCCTGCGCGGGGCGGATCACCTCGAACGTGAACTGCGGCACGCGGTTGCCATAGTCCGCCAGCGCCAGATCCTCGAACACCACATAGGCCGTGCCGCGATAGGCAGGCGCCATCCCGGCCCCCTCCACCGCCGCCATCTTTGGGTCCGGCAGTTGCGTCTCCGATCCCGGATAGACGCGCATCCCCAACCGCTGCGCATCCACCTCGGTCCCGTCCGCCCAGACCCGGCCAATGCCCAGAATCTCTCCCTCGCACAGCGCCACCGCCAGACTGACGCTATAGCTGTAGCTGGTCACCGTGGGTGCCGGCGGCGCGCCCTTGCCGCCCCCACCTGACCGCGCGACAATCTCGGTAAACCCCGACGCCCAGATCACCTGACCGCCCACCCGCACCCGGCCCCAGACCATTGGCAGCGCCCCGCCAAGGCCCGATGTCATCAGCCGCAGCCGGTCCAGCCGCCCCGTCTCCACCGGCTCGGATCCCGCCCCGAACAGGCGTTGGTCGATCGCCCGCCCGATGGTCGCCCCCACCGCCCGCCCGATCACCGCACCCGAAAGGCCCAGCACCGTGCCGCCAAAGCCCGCGCCCACAAAGGCCCCCGCCGCCGCAAGGATGATCGTCGCCATGGCTCACTCCTGAACTGGAAAAGCAAAGCGCCCCACGATCCGCCGCGCCCAGGGCGCAGACAGTGGGCTCTCCACCACCCCATGCCCGGTATAGGCATGGACAAAACTCTCCCCCTCGGGGCCAAGCGCGGAAATTCCCAGATGCTTGGCCACCGCGCCCTCACGCATCCGGAACAGCAGCACCTGCCCCGGCCCCGCCTGTCCGGGTGCAACCGGCCGCAAGCACCGTTCTGCCGCCGCCCACAGATCCTCGCGCCGCCCGGCCTCGGACCAGTCGGCCGTATAGGGCGGCACCACCTCTGGCTCCGCCCCCAGCACCTCGCGCCAGACCCCGCGCAACAGGCCCAAACAATCCGTCCCCGCCCCCTTGGTGCTGGCCTGATGCACATAGGGCGTGCCGATCCAGCCCCGCGCCGCCGCCACGATCAACGCTGTCACGCGCCACCTGCGGCAAGGGACCGGCGCGGCGAAGCCGTAATCCAATCCTCATCTGGGACATGAGGAAATCCCCGAAAATTACTGAAATTGCTAAACTTGTTTCGGCACGTCTCGGCCAGCCGGTCACAGCCAGCCTGAACCCGCACGCTATCCCCGGGCGCAGGCAGGATCGCGGGCTCCTCCCACAACTCCACCACCCGCAGCCCCGGCTCCCAACTGTCGCGCTTGACCGATCCACCCAGCCCCGCCGCCACGCCATCCACGAACTGCACCCGCCCCTGCGCGAACCATCCCGCCTCGAACCCGCCCTCCAGCGGCAACACCAGCACCCGCCGTTCGCGCAGCGCCTGAAGCACGAACGTCCCGCCAAAGGCCGCCGCATTCAGGTCCACCCCACAGCGCGCATCGCCCAGCACCGCATCACAGCCCTGCTGCAACACCCGCCCGCCCGTGCGGTTCAACGCCTCGCTCAACCCTCGCAACTCGGCCCGGAACTCTGCCCCCGCCTGCACCACCTCGCCCAGCGTGCCGCGAAAGCGCATCACCCGCGCCGCCACATCCTGCCAGTTCACCAACCACTGCCGCACCTCGGCCCCGTCATACCGCCCCGCGCGCAAATCTTCCTCGCGCACCCCGGCATCCGACAGCGCGCCGACCGCCTCGGAATTGTCCACCGCCAGCCCCGCAACCTGTTGCAGCGCCCCCGCCGTCAGCCCTGTGCCGGCCCGGAACGTCACCCCTTCAAAGGCCAGATCGCGGTCATGGTCGGTGAATCCCATCACCACCCCATCCCGCCGGTTCACCGCCCAACACAGACAGGTCGTGGTGATGCCGCCCGCCAGATGTTCCAACAGCGCATTCACAGCCGCACCTCCACCACCGGGACGGATGGCACCTCACCCGCCTGAAACGACGCGACCGACACCGCGATCCGGTCCGTATCGAACCGTACCGGCACGTCGAACTCGAACCCCGCCGTCACCACCGTTCCCACATCCGGCGGCAGCGCAAAGGTCACCGTCCCCGCCACCAGATCCAGCGCGTAATCCACCGTCTCGATCTGCGGATTGCCTGCCACCGCCACCATCACCGTCCCCGCCACCGGCTTCAGGATCGGGCGACGAAAGGCGTTGCCCTCCGGATCATAGGTCTTGGCCAGCTCGAACACCGTCCGCGCCGCATCCCCGGTCCCGATCACCTGATCCAGATTGGACACCCGCCCCGATGGTTTGCAGGATTTGAAATCCGCCCAATCCTTCCAGCGAAAGCCGAACAACTGCCCGCGCCGCGCCTCGAAAAAGCTGATCAGCGCCGCCACATCATCCAGCGACCGCAAGCCCAGCCCCGCATCATAGCGCCGCCGCGATTGCGCCCAGGGCGTGTTGCGCTCTTCAAACCCATTGGCCAGCGTCACCACATCCGTCCGCCGCTCCGGCCCCCCCGTCGACCCGAAACTCAGGTTCGCCGGAAACCGCACCTCGTGAAACGCCATGACCCCACCTCACCTGTTCCGTTGTCCGCGCGCCAAGGCCCGCGCCGCCTGCGCCGCGATCTGGCTCTGGCTACGCTGAAACCCCTGCACATCCGGCGTGCTGATATTCATCACCACCGTCACGGCCCGCGCCCCACCGTTCCCGGCCTGCACGCCCAGCCGCCCATCTGCCCCGCGCGCCAGCGGCAAGATCGCCTCAGGTCCCGCCTCACCCATCAACCCAATCCCGCCCCGCATCGGAAACACGGCGGGCGACGCGACCACGCCCCCGTGGGCGAAAGGCGTCACCCGCCCTTGCGAAAACGCACCCCCCTTGGAAAAGGGCAGCACCCCCGACAGCATCCCGTTGATCCCCTCGGCCAGCGCCCCGCCAAGCGCGTTCTGCACCGGCCGCATCGCCACCGAATAGACCGATGCCGCCATGCTTTGCGCCACGCCCTTCAACGCATCCGACAGGCGCATCCCATCAAACATCACCCCGTCAAAGGCCCGCCGCAGCCCACCACCAAGCGCACCTGAAAGCGAAGTCACCTCGCGCCCGGTGAACAGCATGGTCTGCGACAACCGCGACAGTTCCGCCTCAAAGGCCGCCGCCACCGGCACCGTCCCCTCCATCCGCGCCTCCAGCGCCGCCAGCGCCTCTGCATCCGCCATCCGTCATCCTCCTGTCAGGAAAAGCCGCCGCCAGTTCTGCCAGCCGCGCCCGCGTCAGCGGGGCGACCCCCGCCTCCAACCCCAGCATCAGCCGCAACTCCGCAGGCGTCAGCCGCCAGAACACGGCAGGCTCCAGCCGCAACCCGCCAATCCCCGCCCGCATCAATCCGGCCCAATCAATCATCCGCCCTCGCTCAGGCCACCAAAGGCCCGCGCCAGCAATTCCGCCGCCGCCCGCGCCGCCCCCACCGGGCCGCCGCCGATCTGCACCGTCATCAAGTCGGCTGCGCGGCCCTGCCAACCGCCCCCGCGCAAGCCCGCCACCAGCAGGGCCAGCACATCCCGGCTGGAAAACCGCCCCGCCTCGAACCGGGCCACCAGATCCATCAGCGACCCTTCGCCCAGTCCCGCCTCCAGCTCTGCCAACGCCCCCAGCGTCAGCTTCGCCACATGCACCCGGCCATCCAGAACCACCTCCACCTCACCGGCAAAAGGGTTCGCCATCACAGCGCCGTAAAGGCCAAAGCCCCGGCCGAGGCGAGCGATAGCTCATACGTGGCCTCGCCATTAAAGCTCCCGGCATATTCGATCGCGGTAATTTGGAACGGCCCCTCCACCACCCCGAAATCCGGGATGATCACCTGAAACTCCGGCATCTCGCCGTCAAAAAAGATCTGCCGCGCCCGCTCATCCGTGCCTGCATCGCGAAACACGCCCGCCCCGCTCACCTGCGCCGACCGCACGCCCGCACTGGCCAGCAATTCGCGCCAACCACCCGCACTCTCCAGCGATGTCACATCCACCGTCTCGGCGTTGAAACTGATCCGCGTTGCGCGCAGCCCCGCCACGGTTTCAAACTGCCCGTCCCCCGTCAGATCGACCTTCAAAAGCAGGTCCTTGCCACTCTGTACCGCCATCGCAACCTCCTAGAATTCCACCCGCACCCGAAACCGCAGGTCGATGCGCCGCACCGCCCCATCTTCCAGCCGCCGCGCCACCGCCCGCACAAACTCCACCGCCACCAGCCGCCCGACCGGCGCAGGCAAGGCCAGCCCGTCCATCGCCGCGCAAACCGCCACCGCCGCCGCCTTGGCCGCCAGAAAGCCGTTCGCATCGCTCAAGACACTGATCTCCAGCCGATGCTCCGCCCCCGCCCCGGTCTTGTCGGATGCATCCCGCGCCTCTTCCGGCCCGATCAGCACGAATGTGCCGCCCCCGCCCCCCGGCGGCACGGCATCCAGCACCGGCACACCGGCCAGATCCGGATGCGCCGTAAGCGCCGTGAACACTGCCGCCTGCAAGGCCGCCGCTGCCAGATAACTCATCCGAAAACCTCCTCGGCGGCGCAAACCAAATACCGCCCTGCGCCATCCCGCTCGGTCACCGCCCCGATCAGGAACAGACGCGCCCCGTCACGAAACCGCTGCCCCGCTTTGGGGCGCAGCGCGTTCTCCTGCGGCAGCCCCCGCACCGTGATCCGCAGGCTTTGCGACACCGCCGCTGCCTCCATCGCGCCGACCATCCGCCCGATTCCGGGCCGCACCTCGGCCCAGACCGTCCCAACCGCCTGCCAGCCCTCGGCAAAGCCGCCCGCACCATCCGCCACGCGCACCGGCACCTCCAGCACCAGCGCGCGGTCCAGCCGCACCCGGCTCATGCCCCGCCCCCGCCCAGCACGCGCACCGTGCGCCACCGTTCGATCAGCGCCTGCACTGCCGGCGGCAGCCCGCTCGCGCGGTCCCCGGCATCATGCCGCATCTCATAGAACTCCGCCGCCAGCAGCATCACCGCCTGCGCCAGATCGGGCGGCACATCGGCCCAGGCCGCGCCAAAACCCGCATCAAAACTGATCTCCACCGCGCCCCCTGTGGCGATCACGGGCAACGCCCCCGCCACCGCCACCAGCTTCGGGCGATGCGTGTCCGCCATTAGCCGAAACCGCGCAGGCTCCAGCACCACGCGCGCACCCTCTGCCCCGATCAGCGCCACCTCAACCAGCGCCGCCACCGGGGCCAGCGGCAAAGCCTGCGCCGCATCACCCCGCCACCGCTCCAGCACCAGCCGGAACCGCCGCAGGATCAGCGCCTTGCCAATTCGCCCCTCCACCGCCGCCATGGCCGCGCGCAACTGGCTCTCCAGCAGCGCCGCCTGTAGCGGCGCGCCCTCAAACGCCGTCCCCAACCGCAGATGATCGGCAAGCGCCGCCACCGGCAGCACCACAACCGGCACCGCCCCCAGTTCTTCCAGCCGCATCCCTGCCTCCATCCCAAAACCCGACCGGCCCCGCATCACCGGGGCCGGTCCACACCGCATCGGAAAGGATCAGGACACCGCGAACCGCAGCAGCTTGATCGCGGCGAAATCCGTCACCTCGCCGCCCACACGCTTGGACGCATAGAACAGGACATGCGGCTTGGCGCTGAACGGGTCGCGCAGGATGCGCAGGTCGGGGCGTTCGGCGATGGTGTATCCGGCGCGGAAATCGCCAAAGGCGATGGCATGCGCGCCCGCCGCAATATCTGGCATATCCTCGCAGATCAGCACCGCATAACCCATCAGCCGCGCCGGTTCCCCCGCCGCCATCCCGTCCGACCACAGGAAACGCCCATCCGCATCCTTCATCTTCCGCACGGCGCCCGCCGTCTTGGAATTCATCACAAAGGTCGCATTGGCGCGGTATTCCGCCCCCAGCGCGTAGACCAGATTGATGATGCAATCCGCCGGGTTCGTCGTCGCGAAATCCGACGCCGCGCCCGATGCCACATAGCCCAGGCTCCCCCAGGCCCAGCTCGCCTGCGCCACCTTCGGCGGGGTCAGAAACCCCTTCGGCTTGTCCACCCCGTCACCCGAAACAAAGGCCGCCGATTCCGCCCGCAGGAAACGCGTCGCGATCTTGCCCGCCAGCCACCCTTCCACATCAAAGGCGCTATCATCCAGCAACCGCTGGCTTGCCTTCGGCATGGCCGAAAGCTCGTGCAGCCGGATCGAGATACGCTCCAGCACCGGCGTTCCCGTTTCGGCCTGCGCCGCCGCCTCCGTGGCCCATCCCGATCCCACCTCGGACCGGTCGATCAGCGCGTCGAACGACGCCGCCTCCACCTGCACCACCTGCGCAATCGCCCGGATCGACGATGTCGACACCAGCATCGACCGGATCGAATCCGCCGTTTGCGGATCGACCAGATAGCCGCCATCCGCCGCCACGGCAGAATTCAGCGCCTTGCCCTCCAGCGCCAGCCCGCGCAGCGCATCATCATCGCCCGTCCGCAGATAGGCGTTGAACGCCTTGCGATGCGGCGCGCCCTGTTCCATCGCCCCCGAAAGCGGCGGGCGGCCATAAGTCGTCATCTTGCGATCCAGCATCGTCATGCGCTCGTCCTGTTGTTTCACCAAAGTCTTCACTTCCCCCTGAAACGCACTGACTTCGCTCAGAAAACCCGTCAGCGCTGCCTTCACGTCCAAAACAGTCTCCATCCCGCGCGGAGTGTCATCCCCGGCGGCCATTGCCTTCGCTTCCATGTCCATATCCCTCGCTCAAACCCGCGCGATCACCGCGCCGCCAACCCGTCCCGCGCTGCGCGCAGCACTTGCGCCAACTCCCCCAGCACCCCATCCGCCGCCTTCGCCGACACCCGTGCCTCTGCCAGCATGGGGAATGTCACCAGCGACACTTCCCACAGGTCCACCTCCGCCAGCCGACGCCGCCCTTTTGCATCACGTTCGGCGCGCAAGGTTCTGTAACCGATGGATAATCCGTCAATCGCGCCTGCCGCCAGCAAAGCCGCCGCCTCGCGCCCCTGCGCCAGATCGGTCAGCAGATGGCCCTTCACCCAAAGGCCATGCCCATCCTCGCGCACCTCATCCCAAACGCCGATTGGCTGGCTTGGGTCATGCTGCCACAGCATCTTGACCCGCCTGCCGCCCGCCACCAGCCGCGCAAGGCTCGCCTCATAGGCGCCGCGCAGCACCACGTCGTCCCCCTGATCCGCCACGCCAAAGACCGACGCATAGCCCTCGATCCGCGCGCCCTCCACCGCCAGCCCCGCCGCGCTGCGCGTGAATTTCCGCTCCAGTTCCATCCTGCCCCCTCACCGTCCCATCGCCGCAACCACCACCGCCTCGGCCCCCTGCGCCAGCAGGAACCCCGCCACGCTGAACACCATCACCCAGATGCGCCGCTCCAGCCGCTCCAGCGACCCCTCGATATGCGCCAGCCGGTAATCCAGCGCAGACCACCGCTCTTCGGCCACCCGTTCATTGGCCTCGATCCGCGCCGCTGCGGCATCGAAACTGTCGAACAGGAACCGCGATCCACCCCCCGCCCCCGGCAGGGCGCGCCCGCTCATTCCCCCTCCGCCAGCGGCGGCAGGCCAAGCGCCCGACGCTTTTCCGCCGCCGTAAGGAAATCCGCCGCCGCCACCCGCGCCCAGGCCGCATCCCGCTCTCCCGCCAGCGCGGGGATCAGGTCCAGATCGGGCCGCATCTCCACGGCCTCGCCGGAAAACCCCGCCAACCAATGGGACAGCGCCGCCAACACCCGCGCCGCCAGTGGCAGCACGGTCAGTCGGTAAAACGCCCGGTTCGCCTCGGCGTAATTCGCATAGGTCGTATCGCCCGGCACCCCCAGCAGCATGGGCGGCACGCCAAAGGCCGTCGCAATCTCGCGCGCCGCTGCCTCTTTGGTCTTCTGAAACTCCATGTCGCTGGGCGAAAACCCCATCGGCTTCCAGTCCAAGCCCCCTTCCAGCAGCATCGGCCGCCCCGCATTGCGCGCGCCTTGATGGTGGCTCTCCATCTCGCTCACCAGCCGGTCATACTGATCGGCGCTCAGCATGGATTGCCCATCCGCCCCGCGATAGACAATCGCCCCCGAAGGCCGCGCCGCATTGTCCAGCAGCGCCTTTGACCAGGCGCTCGCCGAATTATGCACGTCAATCGCCACAGCCGCCGCCTGCAAGGGAGAGAATCCGTAATGGTCATCCTGCGGGTGAAAGCTGCGGATATGGCAAATCGGGGCGACACCGGCCGTCATGTCAAACCGATGCGTCCGCCCCCCCACAGTATAGTCAAAGGCCACCGGCCACCCATCCGCCCCCGGCACCACCGCCATCCGGTCAGATCGCAGGACATGCACCTCGGCAGGCAGCGCCCCCACACCCGGAACCGCCTCCAGATAGGCATTCCCGCTCAGCAGCAATTGCCCATACACCGCCTCCAGCAGTTCCGCGCGCCCCTGCGATCCGTTGGGTCGCGCCAAAAGCGCGGCCAACGGATGCACCTCATACCGGCGCGCGGCATCCTGCACGACAACGGGCAGCGCCGCCGCCGCCTCGGCAATCAGCCGCACCGCGCGAAACCCCACCGGATTGCCCATGAACCCCGTCCGCGACAGGCTGCCCACATCGCGCGGCGACCATGCCACCCGCCCCGATGCGCCCCAGGCGATCACCCGCCCTGTCGCACTCGCCTTCACCTCAGGCACCGAATTTGCCACCGCCTCCGGCACTTTCCGCAAGAACCGCAACACCATCGCCCATGCCTCCTTAACCGGCTGGCCTATGGCCACCGGAAATTCCTGTCCCAAACCCTGTTCAGATCAAAGCGACCGCACCTGCGGCCGCTGCCAACGCGCCGCCGCATCCAGCATCAGGTCGGTCAAGGCCCAAACCAGCGCATCCACCCGGTCCGGTGATCCCTTGCCCACGAACCCGCCCCGCGTCATCTGCGCCATCTGCGCCTCCAGCCGGCCCAGCCCCGCCAGATGCCCGACGCGCCCCTGCTCATAAAGCGCGGCAATGGGTTCAGCCCGCACCGATTTTCCCTTGCTCGCCCGCACCATCCGCAGCGGCAGAAACGGGTCCTGCTGGCGGATTACGGCCGCCACAAGATCCCCGCCCATATTCACCTCGGCCACCATACGGTCGGCCCCGTGGCGGCGGAACGCGTCTACGGCCACAGTCGCCCAGTCAGCCGCCCCTTTGCCCTGCACTGTGGCATCTTCCAACACCACCGCCCGCCATTCCTGCGGCGGCCCGTCAAGACAGGCCCCCACCACCACAATCCCGCATTCATCTGCACCCTCGCCCGCGCTGGCAGGCGGATCCACCGCCACCACCACCCGCGTCAGGCCCTGAGCGGTGGCCCCTTGCGCCGCGTCGATCATCCCGCGTGACCACAGCGCCCCTTCTGCATCCTCGACCAGCAGCCCCTCCAACTCCTCCATCCCGCGCCGGGTGCCGCCATAGCGCGCCTCCATCTCATGCAGGAAAGACGCCGCCAGATTGGCCTTGTTGGCCTCGGTCGGTGCATGGGTCACCACGGTGGACGGGTTCTTCAGGATCGCCTTCAAACAAGCCACATTCCGCGGCGTCGTCGTCACCACCGCCTGCGGCGCATCCCCCAGCCGCAGCGCGAATTGCAGCATGTCCCAGGTCTCTTGCGCTTTTGGCCATTTCGCCAGCTCATCCACCCAGGCCGCATCGAATTGCGGCCCGCGCAGGCTTTCGGGATCATGGGCTGACACCACCTGCGCCACCGCCCCGTTGGGCCAGACCAGCCGCTTGCGCCCACCCTCCCAGACCGGGCGGCGATCCGGCGGCGCACAGGCAAGGATCCCGCTTTCCCCGAACACCATCACCTCGCGCACCTGATCCACCGTCTCGCCCACCAGCGCCACCCGCCGCGCCCGCCCGGCATCCAAGGGCCCCGCCCCCTCGACCATCCCACGCACCCATTCCGCCCCGGCCCGCGTCTTGCCCGCGCCGCGCCCGCCCATGATCACCCATGTCCGCCATGCCCCATCCGGCGCAATCTGATGCGGCAGCGCCCAGAACTCGAACAACCACGGCAGCGCCAGAAAGGCCTCATCGCTCAGCCCGTGCAGGAAATCAGTCACCACTTCCGGAGTCGCGGAGGCGAGCCAGACGGCGCCCGATCTCAT